GAAAGTTCTGTCATCAGAGCCATCTATCAACTGCACATATCTCGTTGCCTCCCAATCAGCAGGAAGCGGTAAAAAAGGATTATTAACGGTTAGTGTTGCTGTATCGTATTTTCTATAGTAATTTAAATCTACTTGTCTTCTTATCTTATCTTCAATAGATTCAATAAAAGGTTGAATGACAGCGTTGGAGAGCACATTTGTGCTTGTTTCTGTATAATTTCTTACGTTATCTGTTAAATCGGAATAATCGGTCATGACGTGCTCACTGTAACATTACCTGCACGGGAAATCAATTGTGTAGGTTTATTTGGTTGTTGGACACTCAAAGGCATCATGCTTTTTTGTGTAGAGGCATAAGCTACGCCGTTTGCGTAAAAATTAGTAACGGGCATATCTAGTGTTTGAAATTGATTTACGGTAGTTCCAAAACCAGTGCTATCATAGGCAGCATCATCTCCTGTTGATGGTCTAGACACAGTTCTTCCTGCATTAATAGGACCAGTATCACCACCAACAAAAACTCTTGAATCGGCTCTTTGTGCTCTTGCATATTGCAAAGATTGAGGATCATTAACTCTAGGTAAAGGTTCTAATTGAGGTTGTTTAGGTTCGAATTCACTAATATGAACCCATGAACCATTCCATTCCTGCACCATTTCATTATAAGGAAATGCCATTCCTGACCTGTCGGATATGCGTTTAGCAAATCTACCTGACGCGTACTTACCCATCTAAGCTCCTGGTAAATATGTTTTAGGTGATAAAAATAAACTTGTTCTTTCCCCGTCTTGATCTGCGGCTCTTTGAAACTCATCTTCATAAATTTGTTTTAAAAGTTGAATTCTATCTGGCGCTTTTTTCATAGCTATGTAATAAGCTAATCCAGCAGTCATACATGGAAGAAAACGAAAAGGAATCTCAGCATTATTTGTGTAAGCGCCCGCATCCTTCATCCGAAGAAGAGCATAATATTTTAGAGTGTACGCTGTATCTGCTGCAGGATATAGATATAATCTTGGGCTTATCGTACGTTCGAAATAGTATTGACTTGGTCTTCCGCTGGTCGTTTTAACGGTATAGTTAAAATATGTTGATCTACTAATTGATGTTGCAGAATAATCATTATTACTACTGTCTGATATAACAACATCTGTAATATCAATTATTTCTTGAGCAGCAGCAGCTCCAGAACCAAATAAATCTGAACCAGTTAAACTTGTTGTATTTTGAGGTAGAGTTTTTTCTTGTAATTGTATGGTCCAAAGATTTAATCCTCTGTTAGCCCATTCAGCTAACAAAAGATTAAGAGAACGACGTGCGGTTTTTAAATCATATCCACTACGAATTTGTAAACCGCATCGTTCAAAGGCTTCCTCGGCTATATCATCTATAGAAAGGTCAAAATTTGCTGTCGAAGAATAAGTTGGCATTTATTTCATCATCTTGCCGCCGCCACGTTTCATAGCAACTTTTTTCTTAACTTTTCCTCCGCCTGCTCTTTTTTTAACCATACTTCCGCCGCCAGCTTTTTTCTTAACCATGTTACCACCGCCAGCTTTTTTCTTAACCATTTTGCCACCGTTAGCTTTTTTCTTAACAGGTCCGCCGCCCATCATGCCCATGCCTCTTCGGTTCATCATTGAACCTCCGCCCATACGCTTTTTAACTTTTGATTTCTTTTTTACTGCCATAAGAACCTCCAAATAGTTCATTGTATTTAGTTTCTCTCGATTTCACTACCTCATTGTAGTATTCTTTAGGCCACTTTTTATAGTAGCCCATTCTATGTAGTTTACCAGAAGCTTCCTGTAATTGCGAGAACTTTTGCACAAGCATCATAGAATAAGAGTACTGGGGATATGATATTAAATCATTATGATCACCGCCAGGATTAACTAAAAATTCTTGTTCTTCTACTGTGGCAGGATCATCAGGGTGAAAACTCATAAAATATAAGTCCCTTAGATTATAAAAATCATTGTATGCTTCGGTAGCATTTCCTAAATCTTCAGGTGAATAACTATGATAAGTATCACAAAATATTAATATTTCGTGTTTATTCCAATCAAAAGAATCTAAAATAGTGTTTAAAGTTTTTTTATACCAAGACCCTTTTGGTTTTAATTCTATTCTTACTTTGTTAAGTTTCCAAGTGTTTTTAGCAAAAGGACATGCGGGCATTCCTCCTAAATGTTCGTTACGAACTTCTAAAAAATGCTCAGACCATTTACGAACGTCGTTTTTTATTTTTGTTTTAGAATACACCTTTAAAATCAAAGCCTCTCACGGCTGCTCCTGCTCTTCTTTCTTTTGATATTAAACCTCCTGTTGCTGCAAAGGTTTTTACATTTGTTGGTTTACCACCAACTCCTTGTGGTTTACTTCTTTTTCTGGCAACAGCACTCTCCTTTTGCGACTTTGTCATCCGTGTGGCTTTTGCAAGTGGAACGCATTTCGGATATTTTCTCTTGCTCCCCTTTTTTCTGCCACAAGGTTGATATTTTCCGTCTTTCTTCGGTGCTCCAATGTCGACCCATTTCTGACTTACCCATTCTCTTAAACCTCCTTTGTTTGACATTAGCTAAATTTTGTTTCTTTTCTTTTGTTCTCAGCAACTGCTCCGCATCCTCTCGCAATACCACCTTTATTAAGGTGAGAAACTTTTTTTCTCTGTTGTGAAAGTCTGTTAGATTCAATCATTCCTCCGTCGGCTTTTTTCTTTGTTTTCTTTTTTTTCTTTTTTCCACCAGGAGTTACTTTTCCAGAACAAACGGCACTTGCATACATGTTAGCGTAAGCAGAAGGATAAACTTTAAATTTTCTTTTAGCCGCTGCTTTACCTCTTGGACACAATTTACCCATTATCCTTGACCTCTGTATTTGACGTATTGACGTCTTTTGTTTTTATTCTTCGGCCTTGTGCGTGAAGAACGCCCTATACTAGTCCTTTTTTTGACTGGAGTAAAGTATTCGTTAGACGGTGTTTTAGCCATTAATTCCACTTCGCTTTTGCACGAAGCGTCCATCTTTTAAATGCTTCTGCATCTATATCTTTTTTAACCATTGTAGCACCTTCTGGTATTTCATTATAAAGAGCAACAACTTCTCCGTCTTCTATATGTACAATACCTGGTCCACAAAAAGCATCCTTGTCATATCCTGTATTCTTTTTTTTAAGTAATCGTACTTCTTTCATACATTTAGATAATGACTCCATAGGAATATATTGAGTCATTTGAGTTGCTTGGTCATTCATATTACCAAAAACAAACATAAGTATTACACTAATGACTTCCATTTGCCCTCACTTTATCCTCTAGCTTTTCTATATCTTGAATCATTTTTTCTATATCCTGTTGTGCTCTTTTTATATTTACGGTGTTACTCATCATTGATTCCATTTCAGTTTGCATAGCCTCTATTTGAGTTGCCATAAATTCAATTAACATATCCTGTTGAGCATCCGCAGGTAAAGTGCCCATTTCACCACGAGGCCAACCAATTCTAAATTCTGTATTTTTATCAACATCTGCAACCATTAACTTACCTTGGGTCTCAATATTATTGAGCCTTTCAATCACGCCGAAGTAGGCCCACACACCTAGAGCTGTAGCCCCGAGTATACTGAGAAGATTTCTCATAGGCATGCTTACACTTGTGTTATCTGATATTTTCATTTAGCACTTCCATCTTTTTCTAGCTTGCCGTAATCTTGAATTAGGATTTTTAGCAGCTTTTGGAAATTTTTTCATTTGTCCTGCACTTCTTGCACAGAACGATTTTCTTCTTTTAGCAGCTTTAGATCCTTTTTTAACTTTACCCGTAACTGCTGTTTTTAATTTAGAACCTGGATTATCTCTTCTATATTTTTTTACTCCAGCTTTAGTCATTCCCGCCCCTTTTTTAGTGGGGCGGAAATACTTTTTAGTTTTTGGCGGTTGTTTATCAGCCATTAATATATTTTTTGGAACTCTGCGATAACAGTGTATGTATTGCCATCATCTACTGCAGAAGGAATTACCAAATTTACATCATTTTGATTTGAGTTAGAACTTGTGTTTGCTG